ATTTCCAACTTCTTCAATTTTATAATTTCCTGGAATATGTAAACCAAATACTAAAACTTCAAAATTATTAGGTGATGCTCCTTCCGTTCCATAATCTAATGTAACATTGTATATTGTTAATGTATTTAAATTATTGTCAAATTCATCAATTACTCTTTGGTTGTATCTTGCACTATTTTCTAATATCTCTTGATAAAAATCCGATATTTTTGTTTTGTTATTTACTAATTTAATTGGGTTTGGATTGGATTTTGTTCTGCCACCAAATTTAGTCGGTATTCTCACATCTAATGATGCGGTGTAAGCATATGCAATTGATGCACTTAATTCTAATTTAGCCTGTTCTGGTGGTAATGCGGCACCATTTTCATCTCTACCATCAAATGAAGATGATATCGTATATGACTGATTTATATAGTCACCCATAATAGTTTTAAAATCATTAGAACCACTTACTTCAATACCTTCATATACGGACGCAGAAATATTAGTTAAGTTATATTTTTTAACTATTCTATTTAATTGTCGTGTATTTGAATTAAATCTATTAAGCATATTGTTCTATATCTCCTTCTATTTGAATATAATCTTGTGCATCCAATTCGTTATTATTTTTTGTATACATTTCAAAATTGGATTTTTTAAATTTCACTAATAAACCATTTCCACCATCTTCAACTTCATAGTCTTTTGCACTTATACTTTGTGTGTTGATATAAATTTTTAATCTATCTTGTGTAGTTCTATATTGGATTTCTCTTAATATATCTACAAATCTCCAACCGGTAGCTTCAAAAATCCAATAATCAGGATGTGATAAATCTTTTGGAGTTAAATTTGTTTTACCAGGATTTCTACTGATTTTTTGTGTGATATCTAATAAACTTCTTTTCATTATAATACAATATCAATAAATTTACCTGTAATAGTAATTTCATCTCCACTATCTACTGGAAATCCAGGAGACAATGCTAATATTAATGTATTGTTTGAATATGATGTTATTGTAAAATGTGTTGTTTGATAATATCTAACACCATTTATATATAATTTAACATCATAGGAATTTCCATCATAAGTTAATCCGGAAGTAATTACACCGGCCAATTGTGCAGGTGCTTGTATTAATTTTACTCCTGGGAATATTGCACTACTATTAGTTTCACCATCCACAACCTTACTATTATTTAAAGATAAAAAGTCAATTAAATCTTTATTGTCATAATATGGTGATGGTGTTGTTAACATTCCTTCCAATCTACCATTTGCAGTCACATCCGTTTCGGTTGATACTACTACTCTTTTTGTAGACATTGATTTTTTAATAGTATTTTCTCCGTCAAATTTTTCTGGAAGTAAATACGATTTAACATTTAAAGTAAATTCAACTCTATTAATTCTTTCGGTTCCATCTCCTACTTCATTAACTACATTGTAATCAGAAATTGATGTTCTAAATTTAAAATGGTCTTTATCTCCCCAATATGATGATGCGTAGTTTAATTGTTCTATAACTGAATTTAAATGTTCTGTAAAATTAGTCCAAACCATACACTCATAATTTAACTCAACATATTCTGGCATTGTTATATTATAAATTTCATATTTTGGTTTTACATTTCCACCCATTGCGGTAAATCTATCGTACCTATTATCTTTTGAATATTTTGTAACACCCGAATACGATACATGTCTATTTAACATTGGCATCGTATCATCTTTTGCAATAGATGTTCTTCTAATCATCATTAATGGTAATTGTATTTTACCCTTATTATCTCTATAAACACCCTGTCTCCTTGCACCTACCCATCTTTCGGAATTACCATATATAACAGGAATTTTTAATACCTTTCCGTTATCATCTAAAGTTGGCAAAACAGTATCTTCTAAATATGTCATCATCGCATAGTCAATGTCAAAAAGAGTTATACTTTGTTTTAAGTCTCCTTTTGTAGATTTGATTTGTTTTGCTCTATTTAAATCAGCTTTTAGTGGATTTGTAGACATATTATTTTATTCTTTCTTCAATGTTTAAATTTGATTTTGTAACCATAAATGTTTCACAAACAATACTGAAATTATTATCAGGACTTCCACCTATAAATTGAATTTCATTTGTATTGTCAATTTCATAATAAGATGTGTCAAAAAATATAATATCACCTATTTCTGGATACACATCTTTTTCCTCACACATCATTCTATCTAATTTAAATGTTATATTTTGTTGCATTTCAGGACCAAAACCCTCATATACAACATCCTCAGGACTTTTTGAATATAATGCATATAACTCAACTCCCGGATACCAAGTTTTATTTAAAGATTCACCATAGATGTTTACTTTTGTTTCATTCATATTAACTTTGAATAAAACAATTGTATTTTGTATAACCGTATCTACTAGTTCTCTAGCTATACTTTTAAATAAATCAATGTCTCTAGCTTGTAAAAATTTTGGCATATTATCCTACATATAATTTTAAAGGAACTTTTCTTAACATTTCTTGGTGGTGATTAGATTCGTGTGTTTTATTTTCCATCACATTTTTTCTACTCATCTCTTCCAAATTTTCTCTCAATTGTTTTATCAACTCATCTTTCTCAACTTGTGCTTCGGCTCTCAATGCTGCCCCATCTAAACTTACCTCACCATCTGGAATTGGAACCGAACTATATTTTTCTCTAATTGCGCCTAATAATTCTTTTGAGAGTGCCAATGTATATTTTCTAATCCATTGTTTACCCACATCATTTATATTTGAATACTGAATAAAGTCATATGGAATATCGGAATAATCAGAAAGAGAATCCGATTGAATAGTTTGAGAATCATGTTCAAATTCATCTCTACTCATATATTCAAAATATACTCTACCGACAGTACCGGTGGTTGGTATAGGAAATATTTCTAATTTATTATCAACTATATTAAATGAATGTGCTGATTTACGAATGTGGTCATTAAATTCAATTTGTTGCATTCTCAATACATCCTCATATAAAGGCATCATTAAGAATTGTGCAGCAGGTGAGAAATTTCCAAATCCTAACTCACTCATTAAGTTTAATGTACCCTGTGCTCCCACCGAATATGGGTCAAAGAAACGAGCAATTGCAGGAGTTGCTTCGTGAAATACTCTCGTTACATCCACCGTAGAACTTCCTGTAAATAAAGTTGCAAACGATGAAGATGTTGCAACATCCACCGATGCACTCATTATGTTATATATTTGTTGCTGAGGTATTAAATCTATATATGCTTTCTTAATTGCAGTGTTACCACCAACACCCGCTAATGTACCATATTGTTGGGACATACGAATTGTAGTAGGTAAAAATGAACCATCTACAAGTGTTTGTGAGTAGTTTTGATTTGGAACTTTACGTTGACCTCTTAAAATGTCAATATTGTTTCTTATATTAAATTGATTTACTTGTGCAGAATATTCCGATGTGGATTCTTCAAAACAAGTAAATATTTGTTCATTATCTAATTCAATATTAATAATTGGATATCCCAATCGTTTTGCTACCCATGTAGCGGTCTTAGGTGCATCAACTCTAAATTCACTATCAGAATCATATATACCAAATGGAGTAGATGAACCTGGGATAAATGAACCTGCTGTGGAACCTGACCAGTAAGTGTTTACAGACATATATAAAAAGTTATAGTTTTACTACTATAAATATAAGAATAAAAAAAGAGGAGACATTTCTGTCCCCTCTTTCTTTTTATCAATCTAATCCGTTAAGATTAAAGAGTTTCTAAACCGTCAATTACGATTTTACCGTAGAATTCTGGTCTTACTAATTTCTTAGCGTATCTAGTCATCACACCTCTTCTTGGAGTGAAGTTAGTTGGGTCATACACTAATGGAGTCATAATCAATGGTACATAAGGTGCGTAAACTGCTCCTGTTTCGAAGAAGTTAGAACCTTTGAAGCCCATTAATAATACGTTCTCAGTCATGTATGGGTTTTTGTAAACGTCATATCTGTTAGAGATAGAACCGATGTTAGTTACACCAGCAGAGAAAGTTGTTGCGTCTTTACCTGGGTTAGCAGAGAATCCGTTCATAGATTCTAAGATAGTTGCAACGTTTGGAGATACTACTACGAAGTTAGCACCACCTCTCATTGTTAACTGATGAATCTTGT